TGGGGTTGGAATACACTTTGTCCAAGCTGGATCCGCTGACCAAGGACCGGCATCGCTGGATTCGCAACAGGTTTGGCGGCTGGTCCAAGCTCCTTCTCATGTCCATCCCCCATGCGAGCCAGGTGGAGCAACGGGTTAAGGGACCGGCACCGAGCTTCATCTACGTGGACGAGCTCACGGAGTGCGACGGCGTCAACTACTGGAAATTCACGGCCGCCCAGCTTGGCCGGCGCCGCGGCATTGAGGGTCCGCAGCAGTTCACGGCATCGTGCAACCCCAAGGGGCCGTCGCATTGGGTGTATCAGGAGTTCTTCACGAACTGCATTGATCCGGAGACCAAGGTGCGCGAACCGATCTTTTCGGTACACCACGTAAAGATCACGGACAACCTGCATCGACTGCCCAAAGGCTACGTGCAGCGGTTGCATTCGCTCTTCAAGAATGATCCGACGGAATGGGCGCGACTCATCAACGGGGAATGGATCGACCAGCCTACGGGTGATGGGCTTTTTAAGGGGTTTTACTCAGCGACCCTGCATCTGAAGGGTGATCTGGTGAGAGGCCAGGGACTGGAGCCCAAGCCAGGTTTTCCGATCTACATCGGCTACGACATCGGGCAGGTCTGGCAGGGTGTGACATTCCTCCAGTGCATACCCACCGTGGACAAGACGATCTGGATCATTTTTGACGAGTGCGACCATCTGCGCGAGCGGATCGTCTACAAGATGCTGGCTTGGGAGATCATTGAGCGGATGCGCTACTGGCGCCAGCGGGTGGGGTTTAAGTTCCAGTATTGCCACATCACGGATGACAGCGCGATCAACCAATGGCGCCCTGGCGGTGAGGGTAGCTACGACGCTTGGGAATTCGAGAAGGAGTTCAACCGTGTGCTCTCGGAGTTCGGCAAGGTCGGGGCAGACGGCTCCATCGAGCCCGCCAAACTGCTGGGCTGCCCGAAAGGGCCTGGCTCCGTGGCTGCCCGCGTCCGGCTGATCCAGAGCAAGCTCTACCAGGAGGAGCTTTACGTGTCGGCCCAGTGCGAGAACGCCGTGCAGTGCATGAGCAATCTGGAATGCGACAAAGAAGATCCGACGAAGCCGAAGCGATCCAAGTGGCTGCACAAATTCGACTCCTTCAGCTACCCGATCTTCAAGATGGAAGTTGGCGGCGATCCCCGGATGAACCTGCCGATCCGGCAGTCATCTATGGTGAGAATCATGCAGATGGGGAACAATTAAGAGTTGATAACGCAAACATCAATGCAACACTCCAGAAAGTGTATATTTTATGAGCCAGAACATCGATGCAAAAGACAAAATCATCCTCGATCCGACCGAAGCCGAGGACATCATGGAGCATTTCAGCCGCTTAAATCCCGGCGATGAGGTCTCCGGAACCTACAAGGCCACGCTCGACGAGGCTGGCCAGAAGGTGGTCACGCTTTCCATTGTCGAGATCACTGTCGACAAGCCGGAGGACGAGAAGTCTGAGGCTGAAGGCGATGGCGAGCCTGTGCCCGGGCAAGAAGGTGACGATGAGGAGGCTGAGGGTGAGACGCCGGCGGCTGTCACTGTGATGAAGAACGAGAATGGAGTTCCCGAGCAAGAGGGAAATATCACTCCTGACTCCATGCCGACACACTGATGACTCGTCTTCCGGATGACGATTTGATTGCCCCGCGGGTGCTGAGCCATTACCGGCAAATGCTGGTCATGCCCGGGTGGACGGCAAGCCGGTTCATTCAGCTTTGCCACCTGGCCAACCGAACACCGGAGGAGATTGGAGCGATGGCGGCACTGCAACCGTCGCAGACGCGAATGTATATGGGGTCGGAACGGTTCCCAGCCCCGGTGAGCCTGCACTTTGCGGTGTTAGATGCGGTGCTCAAAGAACGAAATTTTGGCGAGCCTTGGGCGCCCATAATACCGATGAACCTGTTGGAGAGATCGAAATGATTGACTACGAAATCCTAGCCGAATACGGCACCACAGACCAGAGACTGCGCGACTTCTTCACCGCGGTTGAGCCGACGTCTCCGCAGCGCCTCAAGATGGCAGCCGAGGAACTTAGGGTCCGTGAGCGCGACATCAACAACCGAGCAAAGTTCGAGAAATACATCGCCGGCCTGTTGCAGGAGCATATCGTTTTTTCGCTCTCCAACCACTCAAAGCTCGCTGCCGTAGACATGGCGTGGGACTCATTTCCAGTGAACAGCGCGATTGTGCCGCTGATGCAATATGCCCAAGGGCGGATCGACATGGCGCAGGTGGGACGCTCGATGAAGGATGTGCCAAACGGAGCCAGCTATTTGCGCAAGAACGATAAGGGTGAGGTTATCGGGGTGGATGCGCCCCGGTTTTTCGAGGTAAACGTGAATCTGCTCCGGAGTGTGATCACCCGCCGTCGGGCTGCTCAGATCCAGAAATACGACCGGATGTGGCCTTACTTCAAGTATGAGCCTCGGGACCAGACTCAGGTGGGCAAGCTGCGAGCCGACATGGTCAGTCAGCGAATGGACATTATGGCAGATCAGTATGGGTATCGGCATTTCACGTCCCAGGCTGTGCTCCACATGTTGCTTTATTCCAAGTGCGTGGCGTTCCCCCGGGCGCATTGGGAGCGGGAAATTCAGTTGGAGCGAATGCCAGGGAACCTTCTGAAGGACGAGGACGGCAAGCTGCGAACGCGAACCAGAGTCTTGCGCGAAGGGCTGAGCTGGGTATTGCCCCACCCTTCCCGGGTCTTCTACGACAACAATTACCCGCTGACATCCCTGAACGAGGATACGGGCTGTGAGTATATCGGGTTCTGGGATGTGACACGCTGGGGTGACATTGCCAACAACGCGGACTATTTCAATCGCAAGCGGGTCAGCTACACCTCGGGAATGGTGGACTGGTTCAGCACCTACTGGGCGTATTTCAACCAGTATTTTACGACCGTGATCCCGCCGTCGATGCCGCAGGCGCGGGGTGACAACGTCAATTTCACCAACGACCGAAAGAACCAGGTGGGTCTTTTCACGGGCCAGATGGAGCAGGTCTCCACGATCTTTACCCATCTCTGGATCAAGGTGCGGCCGCAGAACTGGGGCTGGGGCCGCTACCCGCATCCGATCTGGGTGCATCTCAAAGTGGCGGGCGACGCAACGGTCGTCTACGCCAAGATCGTCCCATCTTGCCCTGCGGCCACGTTCAGCTACAACGAAAACGACGCTCGACTCTTCAATATCTCGATGGCGCATGAGCTCATGCCCTTTCAGGATCAGTTAACCAACCTCTTCAGTCAGTTGTTGGAAACTATCAAGCAGGATCTTTTCAGCGTTTGCGTGCTCAACACGGACGTCTTTCCGGACGACGCGCACGGAAAGCAGGCTTTGGCTGAGTTCGAGGCGCTCATGCAGAACAAGGCGACCTATTGTTCGATGCAGATGCTGGAGGTGAGCTTCAACAAGCTGATTCAGTTGGGCATCAAGCCTGAGCAGGCGTTCACCGTGGTTCGGTCATCGCCCAACACACACATAGACAAGATCTTCCAATCCATTTCAGAGACGGTAAAAATGGCGGAGCGGCTGATGGTAATGTCGACGCACGAGCAAGGTCAGGCCGCCAGTCACGAAATAAGTGCTACCGAGTCACACGAGATCAGCCAGTCCACCGACACAGTCTACGACTTCATCAGCGTGGGCATTGACGAGGGGCGTGCAGCCATGAAGCGTATCTGCTTCGACTCGCTGGTCGCTTGTGGCAGTGACGACGTGGAGTTGACGGTGAGCAGCCGATACCCTGCGAGCGTGGTAAAGCAGGCCGGGTTCACGGTGGTCTCGGATCAGATGGGCGATCTGGCGGGGTATTCCCGTGTGACCGGAAGCAAGAACAACTTGGTTCACGACCTTATATTCACCTCCCGGGATGGCGGAGACCGGCCGGCAGGTCAGCAGGCCGCGACCGTGCTCATCCAAATGTTGCAGGCAATTGGCGGGCTTGAGAAAGACATCCAACAAGCCGTGATCGGCGCAATGGGCAAAGAGAAGGTGTTCGAGATCCTGAACCAGATCTTCAAATGCGCGGATGCAGGTGTGGACCTCAAGCTGGAGCTGAAGCCGGGAGATGACAACAATCTGTTGATCTCACAGAACCAGCAGGTCATGGATGGAATGCAGCGACTCGCCCAAGCCGTCCAGAAAGATTCGCAGGACATCGATCAGATACACCACGCCATGACGGCGATCTTCGACATCATGGGAAAAGTGAACCCTCAAGCCGCTCAGATGGTCGCCGCGGCAATGAAGAGCGAACAACAAAACCAGAGTCAATCCCAGCAGCAACCAGGTCAAGGTCAACCCGACCAGCAACAAACCCAGCCCCCAACGCAGCAGCCGGTATCCCCGCCGCAGCCACAGTAATCTATGCCAACCGAGACGAACGAACCCAACCAGACGCCACCTGAAGAGGTGGCATTGATCGACCCAACATCCACCGGAACTGAGCAACCAGCAGCCCCGGCCGCCGAGCCGGACATGCTCCTGGCTGCCATCCTTCGCGATCTGAAAGGTGAGCCAAGCGCGGCAGAGCCTGCTCAAATCGAACCGGCCGAATTGGAACCAGTCGTCGATGACTCGGCGGTCCTGACCCAGGAACCAGTCACGGCACCCACGCCCGAGAAACGAAAAGCGGTTAAGTCATTCACCAAGGGCCACTATCTGGTCGATGGGCCTCCCCCTCCGAGTCACCCCACATCCACTGCACCGAGTCCGCCCCAGCAGGACATGACCCGGTTCAACAACCGGCAGCGCGAAGAGCTGGAGGATGCCATGGTGGCTGAGAGACTTTTTCCTGATCGCTATGCCGGGCACGCTGAATCACTAAAGCGCTGGTATTACAATTTTGAGACCCGCGCTCAAGCGCTGCGTAACGAGAACCCGAACATCGAAGAGGATGACGACCAGTATGTGTCCCTGTTAAAGAGCAAACCGGCACTGAGCCAGCCGGATTTCATCAACGTCGCCGCAAAAAAGGCCACAGACCGGCAGATTGCCGAACTGACACCGACCATCAATCGTCTCAAGATGGAGTCCAAGCGTGCATCCATCCAGCCGCAGGTGGCGGATTACGTGCGCAACAATTTCACGAAGCAGATTGGGAACTTGGTGTCATCTGACGCGAACTCCGTTTTGAGCGATGCCCACAAGTTCTCTTTGGAGAAAGGGAGTGAAGCCGCAGCGGAAGAGTTTCCTCTGGAAGTGGGGATGATGCGCGAGGCGGTTGGCAACCACATGCGGTTGGCCGAGGAGTTCCTGATGCTCCGCAACGGCGCGTCCGAGTTCGATGCAGCGAACCAGACTCACAGCCAAATCGCAGATTTCATCAACCGCGAGGGGCAATCTTTCGCTGAGCGCGGTGGAAAATACCTCCGGCAAGCAAACCGAACATTCATTCCCAGGTCTCAATTCATCTCAATGCTGTCCCAGGACCGGACGGAGGGGGCGACATTTGACGCCACGAAATGGCAAACCCAGCGCTACTGGACTTTCACAGACTCCACAATCATTGACATGATGGCCGTTCGGACCAAAGAAAGTGCGGAAAGAAGCATAGAAAGCGTGAGGGAAAACGCTAAAAAGTATGGTTTCGAGAAGGCCCCAAAGAAACAGGTTGGGAATATGCAATCGCAACCCTCCAAGGTACCGACCGAACTACGCCCTCCACAGTCTCGTCCTGGATCATCCCCAGGGGCAGCCACCACCCCGAAAACAGCGGCTGTAATCGACAACTCTCCGGTTCCGCTGTCTTCCCTCGTGTCTCACCTGAGGATGGTTAAGTAGGTTGTTTTTCTACAACCGCGAATTTTACAAGTATGGCCCGGAGTGAAATGAGGCGCTCCGGGCTTTTTAATTTAGAGGGCTTTTATACCTACACTATTTTGAGTCTATAGGCGCAACAAACGCCGCAACAAAAAACAAACTATGGCCAACACACCAGCTGGGGCAGCGCAAGCCCCGAATAGCGCAGCGAACGGTTTCGGGACAAACTGCGACCCTCGAATGATCGTCGTGGATGACGCGATGAGTCTCACCCGTGCCACCGTGCAGGGTTGGAACAAGTCCGACATTGAGTCGGTGATGTTCAAGGAGGTGGGTCTTGACAAGATCATCGCTCAGTCCAAGGAAGCCCGCATGGCTGGGTCCAAGCAGCGAACCCTGACTGACCTATTGCTCTCGCGCCACACCCCCCTCAAAGTGAGTGGCGGTGTCAGTCCGCAGTCGGTTATTCAGCCCTTTCGCTTGGTGCCTCGCCGCAACCGGGTTAATCCTGGCTACTTCCGGGTTGCAACCGGCGTCCTGCTGTCAGCCTTCACCCCTTCAGGCGGGACTCTTGGGACTTTTCAAGGCGTCGCAAACGGCACGATCACCTTAAACGCCCTCGTCACTGCCCCTTGGGTATTGACGATCAACAACGGCAGCTCGGATTACGACAGTTCACCTTTTGCGAAGTCGCCGAACAACGTCCTAAAGAACCCCGAGAAATACTTTCTACCCCGGCATTCGCTGACGGTGGAATTCGTTGGTGCGGATGGCACGAAATACACCAGTCAGCTGCGCATTGTGGATGCGGCATCGGGTGCCGATACCAACACCTGCTACGTCTTGGTGGTTCCCAATAAAACCTTCAAGGGTGACAGCACCGTCCCATCAGGGACGCTCACCCCCAATGGCAACGGCACATCTCAAACAACCGGCGCGTTCGGCGTGCTGACCACTAGCACGGCCGGCTGGTATGAGACCGCCACAGCCGCTCAGAAGTTGGCGTATCAACCGATCACCGGCATCGCAAAGATCGGTGCCAACTCGGTGAGCGACTTTCAGCAGTACGGCAACGCCCTGCCTGGCTACAACGAGTATGGGCTGGTGGAATACTGGCGCCAGACGCACCGGTGGGTCCACAAATACAACGACGAATACGTCAAGGCCCTTGAATCGGCGACAACCAGCGAGGGACTGCGCAAGTTCCGCCTCCTCCCATTGGCCCGCTTGCGTGCCCAGCAAGAGAAGTTCATGGAAGATTTTTTCTATGAATCCGCGTTCTACGGCGACGGTGAGAACGAAAACCAATCACTTTCCGGCTGGAACAACCTGCCGCTGGTGAACGATCCGGCATGGGCCTCATCCGGCGAGTCCGGCACCCTGGCGATCGAATATATTTCCCGCACCTTGGGCATCCGGACTCAGATTGCCGCGTGCGGCAATGTCTACGACGCTCAGGCGGGTCCACTCGACGTGGATGCCCTGTTCGAGGCCGGCTACTACGTGAAACGCGAGCGCGAAGGCGAAAGCGGCTCCGAAGTGACGGACATCGACATCATGACGGATCTGCGCTTCACCCGTCCCCTGCTCCGTCAGATGATGACCCGCTACTACAAGCAGAAGTATGGCATCGACAACGTGAGCATGTGGATGGAGTCGGGCAAGAAGATCACCTTCAACGGATCAGTGATGTTCGAGTATGACAGCTACGAGCTGCCTGACTACGGCTACACGCTCAACGTGTTCAGCGACCAATATTTTGATGACAAGGTTGCCCAGTTCCAGACTGGTCAGAAATCCGGTGGCCGAGCGATCTGGATGATCGACTGGTCGGATGTGATGGTCGGCATCATCAAGAACATGTCCGTGCCCCGCACGAACAACCTGGCGGATAACGTCTACAAATACGTGATTCAGCAGAACGTCCAGCACGTGCTGCTCAACAGCCGAACCTTTGAGGTCTCCGTAGGAAACACCAACCGACACCGGTTGATTGAGAACTACAGCGACGCTTGCGCCAAGCTCACCGTTCCCGGATGCGATCTTTCGGCGAACAAGTAACCGATTAACGAGCCGGAAGACATGAAATCGTCCGGCTCACTTGAGTCCACAAAATTATGACAAAAATCAAATTCTTCGGTGCAATCACCATTGCACTGGCCGCTTCCGTGTTCATCGCGGGCGCTCAGACCTCCGGTGTTACCTATTTCTACAGCAAGGAATTGTTGAACACCAACTTCAGCTGGTCAGCCACGGTCGCAAGCGGCGCGACTACATCCGCGGCCGCAACCGCGGGTGCAACGAATCTGGTCAACGCCAACTACCCGGTCAGCGGGCCTTGGGTGTCCACCAAGGGTGTGACGGCCACGGATCTGAACGCCGTTGGTGAAACGCTCCAGATCCAAGCCAGTGTTGCCAGTGCTACTGCCTGCCTGCTCACCCTGACATTCGCTGTAGCCTTGGACGATCCATCCATCACGAAGGGGGCTGGATTGCTCGGCACCAACGCTGTAACTTTTACAACACTGCTAGGAGCAGCCGGGACATTGATCACCGTCCAGGTGCCCTTGGTTGGCACGGCTGCTATACCTCAGACCTTCATCTACACCATCCCTGCTTCGACCTTTGGCGGCGCAAAATGGTTTAAGCTGCTGAGCATTGCCAACAGTGTGATCACCCTCCCGGTATCGATCACTTCGATTCGAGCCGGTTACTGGTATTGAACAATCACGCATGCCTGATTCGTCTCGGTCATGCCGGGCGTTGGCCTAACCGGTCAGCGCCCTCTCTTTTTACCCATGCAAAAATTCTATCATCTTACCAACTGCAATCGCATCCTCAGTCTAGGGGGCATCTCGTTTCAGTTTTCGCCCTACGAGCACACTGGAGCATGGATGGGTGCTTACGCCACATCTGACGCCAAGGAGATCGCCGCACTGGATGAGGCTGCGCTGAACCCAAAATCCTCGATCACGGTGTTGACCGAGGCCGAATACGGTCATTGCATCAAAAAAAAGATGGCGGCCTCCAACGGCTACGCGCCATCTCTGGCAGCATCAACACCGACGCCAGGAGTGCAAGCTGCCGCTTCTGTGGGGCTCATTGACCCTAATCCAACAGCACCGGCCGGAGATCCGCCCGTCACCCCGTTGGCTTCGGTGGGTGAGGCGATTGAGGTGGTATCGGTACAACCGCGCTTGAGGAAATAACATGGCTGCCGACCTGCCAACTGGGTGGACATGGCTTCAATTCAACGCGGCGGTGGACTCGCTCTGCCCGCTCGAATGCAAGCGACTGTTCGGCTCAATGAACATCGACGGCAGCTCGGTTTACTATCGAAAAACGATCCGCCAAGCGGTGTTGGATCTGGCGAACTTCATTCCAGAGTTCACCCGCAATAACGAGACCATCTATTACAACCAAGACTTTGCCGCTGATGGGAGCGCGAGTGTCGGGGTTATGCCGCCGATGGCTGAGCTCCAGTCCGGCTGGTATTACAACGTCTACGATCAGGTGCGTTACCCGGTTGTTCAGGTGCCTTGGGAGGGCCGATTTCAGCTCACAACCAATGCGACGCTGGACACTCTAAACAGTGATTACGTCAGCCTGACTGCATCTGGCAATTCAGCCATCGCGGTCGCGAATACAATCAGCATGCTGAAAAGCGCTGGTCGCCAAAAGGCTGGCATCATGGCGATCAGCCCGAAGCACGATCAGTTTTACCTATTCCCGGCGGTGGACGGGGCTTGGGTTTTTTCCATGTTCTGGGACGGCCAGAAGCTGGACTACCGGGATGCGGAACTGGTGCCGTTCGAGGAAGAGGCAGCGCAGGCAGTGGCTTGGTGGGTGCAGGCTCAGTTCGCCAGCTACATCGAGCGCGACATTCAGCGGGCCGCTGCGTTCCACCTCCAATACAGCAACAAGCGCAGCAACATTTACACGCGAACCAAATCGAAAGGCTTTGTATGAACCCTCAAATTCCCGCCCCTCTCCCGCCGTGGCTCAGACCGGTGCAATCGCCGATGGTCCAGAACGTCACCGGCGCAGACACGATTGACCTCACGACGGATGTCACCTACTTCAACCAGACGGTGTCAACAACGTCTACCGCTACGATGTCGACGCTTACATCGACAGGTGTTCTTGCGGCATTCACCTCCACGATCGCGCATGGGTTTACGAGTGGCGACGTCGTTACGGTCAGTGGTGCTGTTCAGTATTCCTACAACGGAACCTGGATAATCACAGTCACCAGCACGACTCAGTTCACGTATGGGCTCACCTATCCCACGACAACAAACGCCACGGGAACCGTCACAGCAACAAAATCGACGCTGTATTCTGTGGCGCTTCCCAACGGAAACTATCAGCGCCAGAACAAACGCGCCTTCATCCTCGGTTCGGCGGTGGCCAACACAGCATTTTTCAAGATTACCGGAACCTTTGCCGCATCAACGAGCATCATGTTGGGCCGCTTCGGGACGTTCACGGCCAGCTCTGCGGAGCTGGAATGGGACGGAAGCGCGTGGCAACTGATCGGTGGTAGCGCGCAGCAATCCGGATATTAAGCATGGCCCGTCAAACGCCATCTCTGGAGATCAAGCCCTCCCAGGGCGGGAAGCTCATGGCTGGCATGTCCTCAGAGGCGGCCGGTTTGGGGAATTACATTGTCAAACGAGACTGGCGGCGTGTCATTGACCGGGAGATTCGGGCCGAAGGTTGTGATGGTCTTGCGCTCAACCCAATGATTGATTCACGGATTCAGACCTACCCTGGGGATGGTAGCGATCCGCTGACCGTGTTGGCTCAAGCGCGACGAGGGGATGGAAAGCGTACGATCGTGGCTGGCAACAAGACGACGCTTTGGGCCTACACAGGCACCGAGGATACTCGTTATGTCATCGGCCCCGGAAGCGCGATCCCGCCAGGTGCCACCTGGAGTGGTTTCCCAAGTGATCCACTTCATTTACAGCTTACCGTTGGCACCTTTTATTCCTTTGTCCTGGGAAATTCCTACGCCCTCGGAACCTATTCCGGCGGCACGTCGGGTGCCTGGACTTCCGTATTGGAAGCAAGCGGAACATTTACAACCACTCAGGCAGATTATTACCTCTTCGGGCCGCGAGCCACGGTCTGCACAGCGCTAATTCTTGCAACCTCAACACTCGGGGTCGTCGGATCAAGCGACTACTTCCTGAACGACGATACCACGCCATACGTAGACGAGACGCAAAACGGCTGGATACAGATTGCAGGTGGGCTATCCGCTCTGGGTCGGAGATGGGAGGCGGTGCAAGTCGGAGACTATCTGGTGCTCAACAATGGCGTGGACCTTCCGTTGACGTATCATCCTGGTGATCAAAGCGCTTTTCCCATCTACGAACTCAGAGAACAACAGATTGCGAGTGTGGGCACCATCGCTGCCCATGATGGGAACCTGCTCTGCATGGATTTATGGCAGATCAACGATGCGGACTTCGCCATGCTCATGGCACCCACGAGGGGGGCGTATCAGGTGTCCCGCGACGCCTACGGTCAGTTGCTTACGAGTAATGGCAATCCCGCAGATCCCAAGACGCTGTTTCCTAATGGTTTGCCTGACCAATCGCTCGCCGCCCCGGGGTTGACACTGTTTTTCAGTTCAGGCCAATCAGCGATAATCAGCCACGTTTACGGAGTTTCGGTTGGTGGAATCACATCCAATGCGACTGGAGGTCTGATTGATGATGGAACCCAGATTGTCCCGCTGAACACAATCTACCTTGAAAGCACTGCGGCTTACGGCGCCTTCACCGACAAATCGCTCATGCAGCGGTTCCCCTGGAGGCTTATTCCCTCAATGCCGGGTCAGCCTCGGCGTTTTGGAGCCACAGTGCCAGTGGGCGCAGCCCTTTACGACCGGCAGCTGATCTTCAAGTATCCGATCCGGTCGCTTTCAGAGCTGGCGATGCGCAACCAAGTGGGAGGATCAATCGCCTCCACGGTGGGCGGATCGACCGACATCGTCATCACCTACGCCGGTTTCGGCGGATCGTCCATGACGGTTGGGGTCACGGGCATCCGGCCAGGGATTGCCATGTCATGTTTCATTGCGCATCCCGTGCTCAATCCGATCGTCTCCAGCGGCAACCAGGTTTCCAACATTGAGGCTTCAGACGCATTCAACAGCTACGCCGGGACTTTCGCGGACCTGGTGGACGACGGTGGAGCCATCATCAAGGCATTGCAACTGCGTGACCAGATGGTGATCTACAAGGAGACGCCGGCAATTTTCCTCGGCACGTTCACCGGAGATGCCGTCACGCCTTACACCTTTCAGCGCATTGCCGTCGCAAACAAGGGGCAGACGCTGTGCTACCGAAACACCGTGGTAGCGGCCGGCGGTGGATTTTATGGCAGTGCGCATATCTATGCTGGTAGGAACGGGTTCTACAAGTTCGATTTATTCACCCAAACCCCTCAGGAGCTGCCGGAGTTGCAAGCGGCTCAAGACGTTTTCTTTGCTGCGGCCCCTGCTGATCCTGAAAACGCGTTCGTGGCGGAAAACCCGTTGACGAGGGAATGGGTTTGGGGCTGGACAGGCAGCGGGTCTGATCGCGCTCTTTGCTACGACTACGCTTACAAGTCCTGCCGCACGACGAGCGCTCCGATACGCTGCGCATCCCGCGTTCAGCATCCCATCCGCCAAGACTGGCTCTTCCTCTATGGAGACGATGTGGGTGGAGTGCAGCGCTACGGTCTGTTCGATGCTCCCATCGAAAGCCCGACGGTCAGAGCTTCCGTTACGGCGAGCGGAACTCCAAATTATGTCACGGTGAGCAGCAGTGGGGTTTTCTTCACGGTGGACCACATCGGCAAGACCCTGATGTTTCCCAGCGGGGACATGGTATCTGTAACGAGCTGGATCTCTGCCACATCGGTGACGGCATTCGGGGCGACCCCAAACACCTCCGGTTCCGTTGGGTTCACGGTCCTGCCTGGCATCTGGCACCGGAACACTGCCGGCTACGACTCCACTCTGGAGAGCGGATTGGGTGACATGGGGGCAGCCGACAATGAGAAGTTGGTGACACGCTACGTGCTGATAGCGGCATCCCAGTCACAGAACTCTACCGTGAACGTGCAATTCAAGACGGCGAACAATCCATCATCTCCGGCTTTTGTTCAGTCGACATCCATTTCGGCACCAGTTGCAGGGCATAACCTGATCCAGCCGACTTTCATGGGGTATTACGTCGGCAACCGGGTCACTGTGAGCGGCTATAACAATCCGTTCGAGCTGAGCGGTCAGCTCTGGAAGGTGCAGGCAGTGAACAGCGCCAGCGCAGGAAGATTATAATTATGGCATCCAACATCATAAAAAACACAAATCGCGAAACAAACGCCCTATGCAATCCGGATCCGGCTCAATTTCCAGATGGGAGCTCGTGCCCCAGCGGATCGCCGCATCACTACTCACCGAATGGGTTTGAGCGCAACACGAAGCACACCGGCCGTCAGCAGCAAGAGGAATGTTCCGAGTGCGGTCAGCAAGTGTGGAGGTGTTGCCAATGAAGCTCACCGCATCAGCGTCGGCGTTGGCGGCAAGCGGTCGCGCCCAGTCCTCCATCATATGGCCGCAGATGGAGCTACCCCCGGCGGACCCCCGCTTTGGAATGACCAGCGATCATGCCGAGGCCCTTCAACAATGGTATTCGGGTGTACAGGTGGCGGTAAGCGCCAGCATGTCGGCAATGGGTGCACAGATCGAAACATTAAAATCACAGTTGAGCGCGACCACTAAGTAATACACCCTATACAGTGTAGCTATGAGCATTCCATCCTTCCCAAGCCTGGTGATCCGAAGCGTAAAAGGATCTCCGCTGTCTGACAGCGAATTGGACGCGAATTGGACAAATACGCGGTCCTACTGCCTGACCCTTGCCAACCTGATCTCGTCCTCGCTCAACCCCGACGGGACGCTCGTATCTGGGTCGGTTGGGTCCCAAACGCTACAAAACGCGGCTGTGGCCCTGTCCAATCTGAATCCCAGCCTGCTCTACTCGATCATCCCCGTAGACACGGACGCAGGAACCCTAAATGCCTATGCCATCACAGCACGCGGTGGCCTAAACGGATCGAATATCGTTCCAGGGGCCGCCACTTACGACTCGAATGGGAACTATGTTTTGTCGGGACTCAGCCTGAACAACGGGTATGTATTCACGCGAAACGCGCACGACGCCACTATGGTAAACGGGTCGCAAACAATCTCTGCGGCTGGGCCTCAAACATTCACTGCGGCGAACACATCGGTAACGCTCACCGGGACTGCTAGTGCCACTGTGACCGCCACTGTTGGCCTGGCAGCACCAATCTCCGTCTACAAGGACAGCCAGATGTTTTTCGTTTACACGACCAACGCCAATACGGCTGCGGCAACCCTCAATGTCAACGGGCTTGGAGCGGTGCCGATCGTATCAAATGGGGTTCCATTGACATCCGGTACCATTGGGGCGCCGACCGTGTTTTCAGTGGTCTATAAGGGGGCGACCTTCATTTTGCTTAGCGGCGGCGGATCATCTGGAACCGCGGGCGCAGGATCGTCGACTGCGGTCACATCCTACACAGTGAACGGAACCAACCGGTTCACCAGCGGCGGCGTGGCGATCCCGACGTCGGCATCGGTGCTGAACATTGCGCATGGTCTGGCACAAGTGCCCACTTCGACCCGGGTTTATCTGAACAAGATCGCCGCAGAAACGGCGTCAGACAGTGTGGTGTCGGTTGGTGCCTACGTGCCGTACGACCTGTTTTTCACCTCGGCATCAACGCCCACACCGTGGATGACCATTTCGATAGAATCGACCTATGTCAACGTGGACACATCCGCCAGCACGACTCTTTATCTGGCTGGGGTGGGCACGGCTTTGACCCCGGCAAATTGGGCGATCGTTGTTGTGTGCGATGTGACAACCAATGTCTCAAACACGATTCTACCGGCAGTCACCTATCCATTTCCCAGTCCAGAACTGGCGATCTCCTACGGCAACAACCTGATCGTCTCCAACTTCGGCATCTCCGGTTTGCGCCCATTTTCCTGCGTCAATCTTGCGACCAACGTCGCTACGCCGCTCTCGTATGCTGACGCCGGTGTGCCGGCCTACTGCAACGCCGCGGCATTCCTCAGGAGCAATGGCAAGATCGAGGCTGTTTTCACCAGCAATACGGGATATTACCGACTCCCAATGGTCTCGCCACTGTTGTCCATCGTGCCCTCGTATGCGGTCTACAACAGCTCGGGGATTTACAACCTCACGGTCACGGTCTCCACCACCTATACCTTTGCTGCCGGCGGGAACGATACGAGCTGGTCGCTTGATGGAACCACTTACAACACGACCGCGACGATCACCACCAGTGCATCGCAGACCACGCTCTACCTTAAATCAATGGCTGGGAAGCAGGGATACCTCGTCACCGCCACGGTAGTCACATCAGGAGCAGTCTGGCAGGCGAATCGGCTAGGAACTCAAAACTACTACTACAGCAAGCCCGTGTGGATCACTGAAACGGCTGGATCGATCACAAACATCTACAGCGTGGACAGCAACTACAACTCCTCCATCGGCCTCAATGCGGTGCGGATGTTCAATTTTAGCGTCAGCCCAAACACGACGGCACAGGTGGCTGGAACCATAGATTTGACGACATCCACCATCGGCAACAGTAGTGACTTCCGGAAGTGGTATGGCACGGCAGTCGGCCCATCCGGAGCCTCCTCCAACGTCGGGACCCGAATCCAATTCTTCCAGTACAACCCGGTAAGCCAGCGCATCTACGTATCAGCGGGCGATGTTCCCTTCATCCACATCTTCAAGATCACCAGCACGTATGCCACTGGAATCGTTGGGTGGTGGGCCGATGCCAACAAGTACACAGCGTTGTCGTATGTAAAATCAATCGCGATTGGAGGAGACGGGGCTCCTTGGGCCGATTACGGACGCTGCAACTTGACCGTGGAGTATGACCTTACGACTGGTGGCGTTGGAACAGAAAAATGCACTGTTCTGACGCGCTGGGGCTCAAGCGTCACTGGCACAGTCGCTCGCGTTCCTTGGGTGGAGGCATGACGCATGCAAAACCAACTCCGACCCGATTGGATGAGCGGCGTCACAATCAACCAGGACAATACCGATCGCAGCTATGGCGAAAAGATCGAGGATGTTGGTCGTGTCTGGGCTGAGTTGCCTCAGGTTGCATGTCCGCTGACGCACCGTTTCACGCCTGGCATGTATATCCGCGAGATATTCATGCCAAAAGGGACAATGGTGATCAGCCGCAAGCATCTGACTGAGCACCCGTTCATCGTGGCCAAGGGGCATGCCTCCGTGATGACTGAGTCTGGCATCGAACACTTTCGCGCACCTTACTGCGGCATCACCAAACCTGGAACACAGCGTGTGCTTAACATTCACGAGGATTGCGTCTGGATCACCTGCCACGTGACGAACGAAACCGATCCGGAAAGAATCACCGCCCTGATCACCGAAGAGCCGACGTTCCGTCCCGCGGCGAGGATTGACAACGGAAAACCCAAGGAGATGGAAAACCTATGAATTTGCACCATGAAATAGAATGGACCACGCGTCCGGGGCGGATGTTTGAGAAACCGCGGTGTTACACTTTTGCCGTTGTGGCCGTGGCGGCCGTGGCGGCAGGCGCAACGGCCTATGCGGGTTATGCGTCATCCCAGGCCCAGAAACACGCGGCGGACATGGCTGCCAAATCACAGGGGGACGCCAACAAGCTGAACTACCAGATGTTCCAAGAGGCGCACGGGTCGGAGGGCAGCGCTGTCCTGCCCACGTATCTGAAGGACGCCAACGGCAATCCGTTTGAGGGAGGCCAGCTCGGCTCCGATCTGGTGAGCGCCTATAATCAGACCGCGCTACCGCTGTCGACCTTCCAAGGCGCCAGCGCCAAGACGGCTCAGTCCGAGCAGGCCGCAACCGGGCTCACCAACGACATATTTAACGGCGGTGTCACGAACAGGCTCCTTAAAAACGCGGCACCGGTGCAGGAGGCGAGATTGGCTACAGCAAAGTCTTCCTCTTTGGACGCCCTGCAAAAGACGCTCGACCAGATTGACTCGCAGCAGGCCAGCCGCGGTTATGTGGGGGATTCCTACGGCAACCGACTGCTCAAGTTCCAAGGGGCCAATGGAGCTGGCAATGCCGTTGGCGCAGCCAATCAGCAGAACCTCCAACAGAACGCCGACATTCGGAACTACGGCGACATCACCATGCCGATGCAGAACCTAAAGCTGCCCTATGAGATGGCACAGCAGAATGGGCAGACAGCCATGATGCCGGGCGATCAGTATTTGCAAAGCCTTGGCCAACGGATGCAACCCTTTAACGCGGTGAAGATCGGCTACACCGGGCCGTTCCAATACCAGCCGCTACCGACACCGGGTCCGGGGGCTTACATGGGTGGCGCGAACATGGCCTCGGCACTGGGAGGAGCTGGAGGTCAGATGGCTGGTGCCTACATGCAGCGCAGCAATCAACAGCAGCTCATGAAGCAGCAATACGACTACATGAACCAGCTCCAGCGAAACAATAACCTTTCCAACTACGGGATGTATCAGAGCCCGCAGATGTATAACGCAGGGAGCTCCGGCGGTGCTGGGATAGCGGGCGGTGCTGGTGATGCGATGGGAGGAGGCTCTTTTGGTGGATCGACCGCTGGAGCCGGCAGCATGGGTGCAGACACAGCCCTCGCATCCGACACAGCAATGTTAGCCTGATTCTAAATTTATGTCTGAACAAGTCACTTCACCGGCAGTGCGGGTTCTCGATTTTGGATGGCAAGCGCCCAGTGTGACGGATTTTGCCAAGATGGGGGCATCTGCCGCTGAACCCGTGACGCGAGCGGGCGAGTTGAACAATGCCGCGCAAAACGCATTTCTTGCGCAGCAAATCAACAACCAGCACTCCTCGATCATTGCGGACCAGGCGAACCAGCGCGCCATACAGATGGCTACGATGAACAACGATCGAGCACGAGAGCTGGCGCAATGGCAGCACTCATCCCAGCTTGAACGAGAGAAGATGCGGGACCAGCGATTCTTGGACGTCGCGCATGAGCAGAGCAAGGCCAGGTTGGATTACCTCGTCCAAAAACAGGGGATGACGATGGTGACGCAGCAGCTCGACACCCTTGTGAACAGGTATGGTGGGAGCATGCCGGAAGGGGATCCGAATGAGGCTGGCTACCTGAAGAAAATTGAGGCTGCGATCACCGCCAAGAGGCAGGACAATATCCAATCTGACGGACACCGGCTGGCTCATCTGAACATTCAGAAGACTGAATTGACTGCCAACATGGAACGTTATGCTCAAAGTTTTTCGACAAACCCAGAGTTTCTGGCGGTGCAAAAGAGGTCCAATGAATTAACCGCCCTTGAGGCTCAGGGGCTCGCCCAGAAGGCTGTCGTGGACGCAGGGTATGGCAGCGATCTAAAGGACGCGTTGAAATCGCATCCGGAAAAAGCGGCTGAGATCACAGCGCTATTCAACGCGCGATTCGGGGCGGTGCATGAGGCTTTAGCAAACAAGTGGTTGAGCGACAACGGCAAGACCATGCTGTCGCCGGGTTTCCAGGCTGAAGCGCGTCGTGCCACTCTAGAGAGAGCCGAGCTGGCTGGAATTGATAAGCAGATCGAATCAACCGGGCTCATGCCTGGGCCACATGGTGGCATGATTCCTAAGCCTTGGATGTCGGATGCTGTCAATTTGGCTAACGACCCTGAGCAGCAGCACAAGTGGTTTCCGAGTTACTACAAATCCAAGGAAGACGCTTCGGCCGCTGATGATGCTTCGGCTGCCGGTGGTGACGGTAGAGGTGCTGGCAACGGGGTTTCCAGTGCCGGTGCCGGTCCCGCGAACCCAGTCAACCCTAGGCAGGCGCAGCCTTATACCGGGGATGGTTACATGGCGCCCGGCTACGATGCACAGGGGAATCCAACCAATACGGCTCCTTTGGCACAAGTCCCTGGTGTTTTTAGGGATCTAGCAATGACTGGCAATGCCAACACATTCAACCTACCTGACACATCTAGATTCATGACGCCGCAGGACATGGCCAGCGCGGCTAAGCTGCAAAGCGGCTCTGCGCTGAATCCGATTGGCTATTTAGGTCGCGGGGTTGGATCCCTGTTCGACAGCAGCGTTTCGCCGATGGACGCCTACGCCCAGCAAGTGCCCGCGATTCGTTTCAGCCCCCTCCCACTTCCGGAGCCCCAATGGTTAGGGCAAATCGGAGCACAGCAGTTCAATCCAGACGGCAGTATTGCCGAACCAGGGAATCCGGTAACACCTCCGTCCGCCACTGCGCCTAGCTTAAATATCACACAGTTGCTTGCCACGAATCCTGCGTTCGTCCCACCAGCAGGCACCACAATCGTCTCAGGTCCCACGACACCGCCGCCGCCACAGGGCACCAACTCAAATTGGCCAAACCAGTGGACAAACTGGAGTCCGCAAATGCCACCTTCGCCGCGTGGTTCGGTTCCGATACCTGATGGATGGCTTCGATACCCACCCGGCATGCAACCGCCGGGCACATCGCCCGCGATGCCCGCGATGCCGACCGGTGTTCCTATTGGAAATCCAGTGCCGGCGAACTGGCTTCAGTGGCCTCAAGGCATGACACCGCAGCCTGTTGCTCCGCCACAGCCTGTCACGTATGTCACCAACCAGGCACCCCAGGTGGTGGCACGGTCGAATCCTATCTACGCTCCGACGTATGCACCTGCGCCACCAGCGCCGGCTGTCTCAGCTCCGGTTGCCTACCCCCCTGCTGTAGCTATGGCAGCGCAACCTCCGGCAGTCGCATTGAGCGCACCGGTCTACGCCCAGCAATCGGTGAATGCTCCACCGCCTCAGGTTCCCCAAGTGTATTACCCTGCTGCGCCATCCCAACCCGTCCAGCCATTTGTCGGCGGTGGTGGCAGCTATGGTGGTGCCGGAGCGGGCGCAGGATGGCGTCAGCAGATCGGAGCTGTTCCGCGAGGAGCCTCGTTCAATCCATCCACCGGAAACATGGATTTCCACGGTCTGATTCCCGACGCAGATCCATCGGGGGCCTACACGCCGCAGTTGCAGAACATGAGCTACTGGAACAATCAAGGCAACGCCTCTCCCGCTGCCGGCCCTGCATTTCAATACACCCAATAAATAAATGGACAACACTGACTACGCGGGTGAAGCGTTTCGACGCTTATCGGGAAGTGGTCAACCAGAAGCGACGCAACCGGCAGCCCCCGACCCGACCGGTGGAGACGCCAACGGAATTGAGCCGCCATCGTCAGACCCTTACGCGGAAGCAGCTTTCAAGGCTCTGACTGTCAACCCGGAACCTAACGCGCCGACTCAACCGAAAGTGTCCGCGTTGGAGACAGGAGCGCGAGCTGGCGTGTCTGAACTTGGGCCGATCGCCGCTGGGGCTGTGGCGTTCCCGAAAGGGGCGGCAATCGGTGAGCCTATTGGCGAAGCTGTCGGCGCATTTGCGGGCGCTTTCGTGCCTTTTGCGGGCGAGACGGGGGCATCGGAGGTGATAGGGGCCAAGGTCGGCGGTGCCGCGGGCGCACTTCTGGGGGGAATGACGGCGGCAGCCTTTGCGAGTGCGGGAACAGCCTGGGCTCAGCATAAAGCGGCTCAATACATCGCACCTAAGGAGACGGAGGGATTCAATCAACGGCTGGAGGCTGGCGATGCTCAGCATCCCGCAGCTGGGGCTGTCGGACGGATCGCGGCGTCACTTCCAATGTTCGAGTTTGCTCCGCTCACATCGGTAAAGGGCGTCAGTGCGATTTACAAGGCTGCGAGGGCTGGTGGCTTGAATGCTTTGGAAAAAGGCGAGCGCGAGGCTGCGATGGCCACCATCCAGCAGGTGGGTATTGGGACCGGCATGTCGGTGTTCCAACCCTATTTGATGGGCGACAGCCCGACGAAACAAGGCATAGCCGAGGCTTTCGCCAGTTCGCTGATCCTGGGGCACCCTCGATATGAGATGTTCGGCCGGTCAGCTGAGGCTGCGATCACGAAGGAGGAGGCAGCAAAAGACGCAGATCACGCGAATCCGCTGAAGAATCCAGCACAGACATACACTCAGGAAAGTCGTGTTATTCCGACTGAGCTCACCCCCGCTCAGCGCGGTGAACTCTCTGCGATGGCGGCTCGCGAGGTGGCAGGCGCACAAACTCCCGATGATGTGGCACGCTACGGCGAGATGGCTAGCGGGAATGATGAGGTCAAGAAAGCCTACGATGGCTACAAGCAGTTCTGGGCCGATTCCATCACCCAAGAGATGATCAAGGCCAGCAAGATTGAGGATCAGAAAAAGGTTGATGCCAAGAAGGCATCTGATGACGCGGCGGCGGCGGCGCGGAACGCAGCTGCGGCTGCTGCCATGCCAGTAAAGTGGGTGAAGGGTCCAGAGGGGCAGTGGATTCGAGCGGAAGAAGCGGCAAATCCGGTGAGAGCTCCCGCACAGGTGGCGGAAACTCCAGTCACCGCTGCTCCCCCTCCGACCGTATCGACTGCATCAGATATTCCGGTTCAGCAGATCAACCCAGTGGGCGTGCCCGCCGCCAGCAAAGTGCCTGACCCTGTTCCCACCGTGGCCGCCGCCAAGGTTGAGGCAAAGCCGACCATTCCAATCGTTGATGAGCCGCCGATTGTTTCAACGTCAGCAATCAAAGGCGCACCATCAAGGAGTTCCTCTGACGGTTTTGGGGAGCTGCAAGAGGTTGATCACGACGAACCCGAAGGCAAAACAGCCCCTCCCGCGGCAGCCGCGCCCAACCGGGCCCCCCCGCCACCAGAGCAACGGAGAATGAACGAAGGGCTGGAGCACGCCACTCGCACATGGGCCAACACTCTGACCACGGAGAACTTACAGCTACGATTGGAAACGGCTGCTGCGATTCCAGACGAGCACTCTGAGCATCGGATACGGATCTTGAAAGAGGTGCTGAATGATCGGAACGCAGGGAAGGCGCCCGCCACGCCTGATCTTCATTTAGACGCCAACCGCATTCCGCCAGAAATAGCAACGAAATCGGCTGAGGTTAAGGCTGAAGAAGCCAAGTCCAAGGTCACCAAGGAGGCCAGACCCGCAGAAATGAAACCTGCGGAAGTAAAACAGGAGTGGCAAAACTATCAGGGCGATCCGAATCAACTCGTGGAATCAGTCCGCGACGTCGCTCAATCAGGCAAGGTGGCATCTGTCCGAACCGAGACAAAAGAGGCCAAGACGACCGGCGAAGAATACCAAGAGCAGCAGCTCAACAAGGCATACAAGTTGCGAGAAGACGGCAACGAGGACGCTGCCAATAAAATCATCAGGGCGATCGCTAAAACCCTAGAGAAGGGCAAAGAGACGCTGCAAACTCTTGTGGCAGGGCTGGGACAGAAACGGGCTGCGCTCTACCTCGACCTGACCACGGTAAAACCGAATCCGAACATCCCCGGTGATACGCAGACCGCAGCCGTGATCCGTGCAGCTTACGAAGACAACAAGGCAGACCAAAGCAAAACGAGCAGCCGAAAACTCTTGGCCATGCTGTCTCCGGATGGCACACACGTTCTCCTGGGCGTTGCCACCAAAACTCAGAAGAACGGAAAGCTCACCGAAAAACTCTCCACCTACAGCATCGGCTGCGGGCGCAAATCCCCTGGCGAAGGCAACAACTGGCACGCCAGCAACGTCAATGAGATGGTCGAAAAGGGATGGACGCCTCTGGCTGCCATCAAGTCAGACAAGCCGCTGAAAGGCAACTTCTCCACCTATACACCAGAGCAATGGCATCTGGCTGAAAAGGGTTTTCGCGAGATACGCGGAGCGAGCATGCGCACGACCGAGGCCATGATGAACTGGCTGGAGTCGAGCAACGAATTCCGAAAAGGCGTCAACACCCCGGAGAGGCAGGAAGGTTCGAGCGATGTCCAAGGCTCTGGAGATGAGGAATCGATTGCATCCGGAATTCAGCTTTCCGACGCAGAAGGCAACGCTGTCGATGTTGCCAACCGACATGTTGCAGTTGAGTTCCCGCATTTTGACCAGCCGCACGCAGAGGTCATTTGGGACGCTCTGCAAGATTACAAACCCCAGAACACGGAAGACGTTATTCAGGCGTTAAACAAGGCCCGCGCCTTTGGAGCAGTCGAACCCCTAATTCATGACCTTGGGTTAGATCCTAAAAAACAGACTGCTAAACAGATCTCAGACATTGTTGGCATAAAACTTTTTGAGCACTATGAGAATACACAGAAATTGGGACAAGGAGCTCGCGGCGGGCCGGAAGCGTTTACAGAATCCCTCCTACGCGAAAGTCGTCGAGGATTTCGTGAAGGCGGCCAAGACCAGCGGGCAATGCCCGAGCATGTTCCCGCCAGAGAGCGAACAGGAAGCCCAGCGCCAACTGGCAATCAACCAGGAGCAGGCGGAGCTGAAGCGCGAACAGACGCGAATGCAGAAGCTGGAGCAAAACATCCAGCAAAACCCGCTGCCACAGAACCTGAGAGTCCTGCCGCAAAAGATCCCGGCAGCGTAAAGGCCAAGGAACCGGTAAAGACCGTTCAGATTTTAGATCAAAAAGGGCTCGCCACCAAGGAGCGCGGTCAGCTTGAGGCGATAGCGGAACGATTGGCCGAAGCTCAAGGCCACGAGGAGAGAGCTGACATCGAGGACGCCGCCAACCAGATCTTCAGCGACGACCCAGAAAGCACAGGATCCGGCATCCCGGTAAAGATCGGCAAAGAGATGGGGCTGATCCACGCAGACCCTGATACCGGGGAGCTGGTCATCCACACTTTCGGAGGAGACGAGATCCCGGCCACTCCGGAAATGTTGGAGCAATCTGCGAGGGGCAGGACTCGCGCCGCCCAGAAGCAAGTAGATCGACTCAGGCCCTCTGATGCGGCAACTGCTGAGATGGCCAACACGGTGGAACGCAACCTGCGTGCCTTGGGGATTCGGATGAGTCGAGTGCTCGATGTTTTAGGCAACCACTTCGGATCATACACTGAGCTGAAGGGGAACAAAGGGGGCATTGCCAGGATAATCACATGGTCGGTGGCAGACATGCACACGCCGACCGTGGACAACTTGGTAAGCCTGTTCCACGAGGCCGGGCACGCACTGTTCGCCCGAGAGACTCCAGAGATGCAGGCCAGTCTGCATCGCGTAGTAGCTTCGCTTACCAATGACGAACTGGGTATTGCCCGGACATTCCAAGAGACTGTCTCGGCCACGGTGAAGCCCGAAAACAGGTCCGGCGTGATGACGGAAGGCCGCCTGGTCGAGTCGATTGCCCACAAGCTGGTGCGGGAGGGGTTCGATCCGAACACGGCGGCGAGCTGGTCCCAGCGGCTGTGGAGGGCGATAAAAGACATCTACCTCGGCACGCTGATGGGGTATGCAAAACTCCGTGACTATCCGGTGAGCCAGGAGCGGGCGCTGGCCTATTTCGAGAATCGGATGAAGATGGTTCTCTCCGGCGACGCAGCCATGTCTTACATGAACTTCCTGGGTGGACCACGGATGAAGATGACGGATTGGGAGCGGATCCAGCCCCAGACGATGCGGTATATTGACAAGCGTGGTAACAAGAAAGGCAGCAATGAAACTAAAGCTGAACAAATTCGAAGTGGAGAGCAACGCTCAGAATCTGAAAGAAATCTCCGAGCAGCCAGTGTTGTCGTGGGAGGAATCGACCGATCAAGCAATCGCATTGCATCGGGCACGCAGGCTCAGGGAGCAGAAGGAAGGACTCCAGCAGAAGCGCTCCTCATCAAAAGGCAGATCGCCCTAAAAGAAGAGGCGGCGCTCACCAAGTTTGCCACAGCAAACAGGTTGATGCTGAACAACGAGGAATTCGAGCGCAAGTGGCAGAAGAATTTCGATCGGCTTGAGGCTAAAATGCCTAACGATCCGGATGCCGTTGAGAATGCGACTCGCGGGGCTGAGCACGAGGTTTACCCCGACGGCAAAGGAAGCTACATCAAGCGCAATCCTGCCGTCGGACAAGGCAAGGAAACCGGCGGGAATCACGCATCGTGGCAGGACTACCTCAACAACTTGGAATTGCATCGTCAACTCTTTCCAGACACGGCCTATGAGTTGCTCGGGTTTGTTCGGGACAAGGGCATACCTGATGAGGGGGGGATGCGAGGTCAAGCCCCTAAACTTTACGCGATCGTAAAGCAGCCCGAGATCAATGGAACCCCAGCCACGCGATCCGAGGTGGAGGCATACATGAAACAGCGTGGCTTTGAGCGCTATAAAGGAAACGAATACTACTCTCAGGAAAAAGGTATTTCCGTGGGCGACATCCACGAAGGCAATGCGGTGCGGCTTAAAAATGGGAACATCTCCATCTTCGATCCATCGATCAGCATTTCCACACCAAGAGATTTCGAGCCCGGCGGTTCGTTGTTTCAATCAAAGCCTGAGCCGGGAACAGTTCGGCCAGTGCCACCCAAAGAATACCTCGATCCGACGAATATCGTCCCCAAGGCCGAGGCTGCTGAGCCTGCGATAGAAGAGCGCTTTTCCGGCATAAACCCAGTGACGAATCCGAAGCGGTTGCTGGAGACTGCGGCCGGTGCGCCCGTTGGCATCGCATCACTCAACCATTTCATGGAGTCAATCCATGCCCAGATCAAGGAGTGGGAGAACTCTGGAAACAACACCGCCGGGCTGAGCCCTGAGCAGATCGCCAAATTCTTCATCACCCTCCCTGAGACGGTCGGCGATTCGGACATGTTCAAGAATGGCGCCACCCCTCAGTCCCTGATTGATCACGCAGCACAACAGCATGGCGTGAACAGGGATACGAGGATGAACGACTTGCCAAACGACCAGTCCAAACGCGTCGCTGAAGCCATCACACACCGACTCATGGCATCGTGGCAGGCGCACATGGCTGGCCAAGAGATGGAGGCGCGCGTCGAGTGGAAATCCAACTCCAGCGAGCTGAAGCGGAACAACGACAATCTGGTCCGGGTGAGCAAGCATTACGTGGATCTGGATTACATGGCGGACCAAGCCAAATCATCCATTCTGAACCTGATCGACTACGTGAAAGACACGCAGCGAGGCATTCGCGATTACGCCGCCAAAGAGGGAGTTCTCGGTCAGGTTTTGCGTCAGTTGGATTCACGCATCAAAGGAGATATACCGCAGTCCTACAAGCTGGCCTTGAATGAAGTGCGTGACATGCTGCAAAGGCCAGACTTTGAGGATGAGCAAACCAAGCTGCGATTTTCAGACACGCTGCAACACGTGGCGGACCTAGGCATCGACTGGAGCATTCCGACAAACGACTTAAAGGAGGTAATGCGGCAGAAGTTCCTGGAGAATCAGGACGAACATCTGCGGCAGTTCTTTGCCGATACCGACCGGTCACGCGCTTTGCTGGCGACGATCATCTCTTTCGGGAAATCGAACAAGAGCCTAACGATGGACCTGCTGTCGCTCAGGAACAAGGCGGGGGCGGATCGGGCGAAGGCAAACGAGTTCCTAAAGCACCTGATCGGCGCAGAGAAAGATGCAAGGCAGGAACTCAAGGCCCAGATTCGTGATGCGTTCAGCCAGAACCGGGGAATGATGGAGCGCATGTTGCGGGTCAGCGACCGGATTGCGGAACTGAAAAACGATAATTACGAACTGATGCGCTCAGTGGAACGGAATCGCGCCACAGTCGAATTCCATTCCGAGGTGTTCAAGCCGGACATTCAGCGGCGCATGGCAGCTTTGGAACAGTCAGCCGGCATCCAACTGAAATCCTTTGAGGTCTACCACGGCGCGGAGGTGCCTGTGCCAGATGCCAACGGCAACATCATCCCCAAGCGCCTGAACCTCAGGACTGAGATTGGCAAGCGCGGTCAACTCCCCACCGCCACCGCCGAGACTGTTGAATGGATGCAGTCGATGGACAAATGGCTGCTTAACCCTAAAAACCAAAAGACCGGGGCCAAGTATTACGAGATGCGGGAGGCGCTGGACAAGCTGGCCAACCACTTCGTCACCGCCGAACACCTGAACCTAAAGAGCTCTTTCGTCGAGGGAATGCTCGCACCCATCCAAGATCAAGCCAGTCAGGCCGGAACACCAATGGCGCGACTGGTCGGCCAAGCATTCAATAAATACTCCCAGGAGATCCGGGCCAAGATGCGGGAATCGCAACAGGTGGGAACAAATTTCACCTCGGACCTGAACAATGCGCGAGATGCCGCAGGATACCCCGCCGCAAGCGAAACCATTTTCTGGAACAAGGTCGTTGGGCCTGCTTTGCATGAGCTGGAACAGACTGGGGAAAAGATCTGGGTCACCGCCAAGGATACCAAGACGGCCGTGGACGTGGCTATTAAGCAGGCCGTGGCCAGCATGAACCTGAAGACGCCCAAGGCCGCAGTCGCGATGGAGAAGCTGCTACGTCAGCACGTCATCAACGCCGATATGCTCGTGGCCAATGGAGCCAAACTGGGCTTGAAGGTTTTGGATCAAGACGGGAACTACAAGATCTACCGGCCGGTGCTTGGGAAGGCGCCCTTCACGCTCCCGCGTGCGATCACCGACATCGCTTATAATTTCTACCGCGAACACATGGCCGCGTGGACCGGCGACGCGTTGAAGCAGAAAGACATCGCGGCAGCCTACAACGCGAATCCAGACGAACTGCGCCAGAGCTTGGAGTCCAGGTTCACCCAGCCGGTGTGGGACTGGTTCATGAAGTCGCTCGCGCACAACGATCGCCCAGGTTTCTATGCCCCGACCGAGAAGGGAATCCAGCCTCTATCCACCCGGGAGAACATCATCAAGGCGTTCGAGAACTCCAATGACCCGGTGACATTCGCCGAGCAGTTGGCCGAGCTGCACGGTTATCAACCCGACTCCTCGTTCGTGTCGGAAACGCTGGACACCATTCAGAACTACCAAAACCTGCTTCGGACAATGGTAGGAGACGAGGCCGAGGCGGTTCGTGGCGGGTCTGCGGCACCAAAACGGTTCATCGTCGACGCACGCCACATCGAGTCTGCCCCCAAGGAGTGGCTCGAATACCTGATGAACGATCAGCACACGATGGACAAGATCCTTCATGCGCAGGCGTTCCAGGCGGCGTTCGGGCGTAACGGCACGGCAATGGACCGCAACATGGCCACGGCGATAAACGAGCAGAAGGAGTTTTCGGCCAAATACACCGCCATGCGGCACGGTCTCCAGAACAACAACCCCGGCATCAGCGAAAAGCAGATCCAGGAGCGCATCAAAACGATGGCCACGGCGGAGGGTATCCCCTACGAGGCGCTCAAGAACTCCCAGAAGCATCTCTCTGAACTGCAAAGCGTGCTCAAGCATTTCTCGGGCATTAAAGATATGAACAACTCCGGCCGCATTCCGGAACTGCAACCCTGGGCGCGACTGGTCCGAACAATCGGCGGCTGGACCGTCAGCGGCGCTGGCACGGCTATCACTGCCCACAGCGTATTCTTGGAGCAGCCAACCCGACTGCTAGGTCTCAACGCCCGGTCACTCAAGCTGACCGCACAGTCGGTATTCGACTTTGCCAAGGTCATGGCCAATACACTTCTCCAATCGGTGGGGCGCGAGGTGATCTTCGAGTCAGACCGCATGCTGGCGGCAAACGAGGCCGGATTGTTCGACCCCATCAACACCAACCGGCAGCGATTAACAAACGCCTGGATGCACGCCGAAGCTGCCTACAAAGGATCAGGCAGGATTGGTCAGGTCGTTGGAAAAGTGGCCGACACGGCTGGTGCGATGCTCAACACCGACGCGTGGCTGCCTGGTGCGCGTCAGACCGCAGTCAAACGTCAGGCCGCCGGGCTACCCATCGCCCCCGCATTCAAGGCGTTCTCCCCATTTCACCTCGTCGCCGAAAGCCTGCAAATCTCGAACTTCATCACCTGGCAACGTCACATCGAAGGCATGGTCATTGCTGGCGTGAAGTATTTTATGGAGCACCCGGAAGCTCTCGACAACGCTGGGCACACGTTTAACCGGAAGATGGTTGCACCGTGGTTCAACGCCGGGGAGCGCGAGTTTGGGTTCCTCACGAAGCGCATGAACGATTTCGGGTTCAGTCTGGAACAGCTCTCCCGCGAGGCTTACAAGAACCGCGGCACCAAGAAGCCCATCCTCAGCCCTGCCGTGGACCGCGCCCTGCAACAGCTGACGTTGAATGAGATCACCTTGGAATCGTCGCTGACCAGTCGCATGCCTGCGTTACAGACGACCGGCCTTGGCGCGGCAATGAACCCGTTTCTTGGCTGGCCGTTGCAGAAGACCTACCAGGTGCTGCGCCAGCTTCGTGAACCCAACGGCGAAGCCACCACGAAAGCGTTCAGGACCGGGCTCACAGCATATCTGGCCATCCTCCCGCTCGGCATGGCAGCGGCTTGGCTGCGCAATAAATTCGATGAGGACGTTCTCGGCCGGAAGATGAACGTGTCGGATCTTGGGGAGATCCACGACGTGAAGTCCGGAATGCTCACCGCTCTCGATAACGCCAGCCGAATCGGGACGTTCGGATTCATCGGCGAGGGGGCAAACTACTTTCTGAACGACGACAACGTTCGGCCGATCACCCTGGACAACCGAATCTTCTTTGCAAACGCTTTGCAGAACACGTTCAACGCGGC